CAGCAGGTGCCATAGGCATTGGAGGCGGAACCCCTAACGCTGCATTAGGCATAACTGTTGGCGGTAATCCCGGTGGCCCACCACCACCTTGAGGTGGAAGTGGCATAGGTGGCATTGGCGCACCTTGCGGAGCCTGTGGCTGTGGCTGTGGCTGTCCTTGCATTTGTAATTGCATAGACTCCATCATCATTTTCATTTCTTCTAATCTCTTAGATGTAAGCAATCTTTGTAATTCTGCATCGTGCATAGCCGCACTATCCTCATCACCCTCACGAAGAGCTGCTTTCAATTGCTGTAATAATTTCAACTCAGGTAACATACGTTCAGCTACCTGATTTCTTATACTGTCATCCATCTGATCAGCAGACTGTAATCCTAAGATATTATCTCGTATATATGTATCTGATAACAATGGAGTTTCACCTTCTCTGGCAATCTGTGCCATAGACATCTTACCCATCTCATCCTGTGGCAACTGTCCTTCAAAACTCACTTCAACATCACCAGCATTTTTTATCATATCAGGAGTAACTTCTTCCCTGAAGTACATTCTGTTTTTATCTTGTCCACTTACTTCAAATGACTTAAATGCGCCAGTTATATACTGGTCACATATTAATTGAAACATAGACCTGTATGCTTTTTCCAAAGACTGTAACCTAGGAATAAGTACAGTTTCTACGCCTTGTCTCAATGTATTTATGGCAAATCCTGATAATTGAAATTCTAACTGGCCATAAATAGAATGAGGCAACCCGCCTCTTTGCATCTCACCAGAAACCAAACCCATAAACGCCCCAGTTTCCCTAGACATCTCCAACAAACCTAATGGTTCTACATCTTCCCCCTGACCGAGAGCTATTTCTGAACCTTCTACATAAGGATCTTCTTCTAGTGTTTTCGTGCCATCTCTTGACTTAACCTTCAATCCCTGTTTTCTTGATCGTGCAGTTAACTCAAGCATTGTACTCATCATAAAGTTATGCTTGTCAAATAACTCTCTGGAAGATTTAAAGCATGATTCCCCATAATCTTCTATAGTATCTAAGTTTCCTGTGTCTGATATTGCCTGAACTAACGGCGTTGCACCCACAGGCCCCAAGACTACAGGCACCCTGTCAGCGCCATGCTTAGTTCTTGGCTTCAACACAGTGTCATCTGTACAAACTATATTATCTTCTGAATCATAGAAATCATATACATCTATACCATCGTCATCATCAGGCCCCTTACCTTCGCTTTGAAGTTTTACTCCCCAAATAGCCTCTATTTCTGTCGGAGTCTTTTTGGTTTTGTAACAAGCCCAAGACAATCCTTTCTTCCCTTCACCCCAATATGTGTGAAGCGGATCCCATGGCTGTATCTCTACATGAGTTGCCCCTTCGTCATCTTTAGCTAGTATAGCCCTAGCAGCATACCATCCACGCAAAGTTATAAACCAAGCCATTTGATGCCTGATTGTAGGTTGAAACCTATCTATAAGCCTATCATCTGCGGCTTTAACTATGCCTATTAGGAACTTTTCTTTAGCGTCATTGTTTTCTCTGGATTCTCTTTTGGAATTTGCATAAGGTATTCTAACTATCATCTCAGCAGATGACATCCAAGAAATTAATTTATCTGCATATACCTGTGGCTCATTGGAGGTGTAGGACTGGAATCCCTCACCAGCATCAAACTCTTCAAGCCTATATAGCTTATGGTCGTTATCCATTCTGGTGCGCAAAGGCTCAGTCAAATCATAATGATTATCTACTAAGGCAATAATTTCTTCTGGTTTATAATTAGCCATTTACCACCTTCTCACTTTTATCTTCTTGTTCTCACTTACATAGCCATAGCCATACCTGTTTATCAGCCCATATATCACAGCTTTTACGCCATGATTGTATCTGTCATCAGGAGTGTCTCCAACTATTGTACCATCTCTATCCATTTTCCATCTATATGCTCTAGTCTGTCCATCAAATGGATTTGGCTTAACACCAAACTCTGACAATATCCCCTCACACTTAGGATTAAATACAATTCTTGGTTCTCTCTGTTGCACAGGATCAGTTTTTAAAAAGGCCTTCAATCGTTCTGTGCCTTCGTTAATTCTCACTTTTTGTGAATCAAAATATATTCCGGTCTTTTCCATCCACACTTCAGCAGGCGCAGCCATTGCTTGATGCTGGGTACCAGCAATATCAATGACCCCGAACTTAGCATCCTTCCACCAAACCTTAGACCTTGCTATCTCTATAATCTCATCAGTAATTAAATCTCGTTCATATATTTCATCAATAACCCGTATCTGATCGTTAACTATCTGAACAATCTCACAAGCATATGCTTCTGCATAACCCGGATCAATCCAAATATGTACCGGAATATCAGGCTCATACTCAACATCCTGTATATGTATATCAGATCGCATCTCATTAAAAACTAGCCCTTTAGGTGGAGATGGTATTCCTTCTATTCTTTCCATGAAAAAGTCATCAGACGAGGCTCTTTCTAATGCTAAAATCTCAGGGTCTTGCCTTCCCCCGGGATATAAATGCTGGTTAGAATAACTTGGCAAAGAGAAAGACTGTTCATCTTTGTTAGATGAATACTGCCATGCCTCAAACATTTGTGGATACCAACCTAATGATCCCTCGAATGTACCTGACAAGAATAGCCAGCCACGTTTGGGAGCACACCTACCTCGTAACCTATGGAATGTATCTAAGTCTAACTGTGACGCTTCACAGCCAATGATGCCATTTGGAGCCCTCATAGCTAATGTTCTTGGGTCTTTAGCTGACTTTGTTTCTATTCTAGTGCCATCATTTAGCTCTATTGAACCGGGATCAACCCTCTTAGTAGCACTTTTTAATACATTCATACTAGATAAATCTTGTACCAAATACTCAAACTCTGCCTTAGTTCTCTCATAATCCGCTGCGACCAGCCAATACAACCCGGGTCGTTCATCAACAGCATATATCCTAGATAACAAATACTTAGAAGCCACCATAGACTTGCCAGCTTGTTCACCGCCAGCAACTAAAGTAAACCTTTTTTTAGAGTTCAGTATGGGTTTCTGTAAGTCTGTAGGGTTAAATCCTATGTGATTAAATATAAATTCAGTGGCTTTTTCAAACCTAGACTTTCTGACAGCAGTTGTCATAGCACTTTACTCCTTTTTGGGGTCTAGTAACTTGCCGTCATCTTCCTCAACCACCTTTGCGTCTATGACTTCTGGCTGGTCATCCCATGCCTCTTTCATAAACTTACTAAATTCTGCTATGAAATTTTTACCTTCTTGCGCTTTATCTTCATTACTCGCCCTGTACTTAGGATGATGTGCATTAAGAGCTGCTATCAACAAGGTAGGATTATGGGAAGGCTTTTGTTCCATTATTCTTTCTAGCGATATTTCATGTAACTTGTCAGCAAAATCAGATTCAGCTATCTCAAATTGTTCCCTAAACCCATTCATGTCATTACTCTTCCACTTCAAAACAGCTTGCTTGCTTATACCCATTTTCCTGCACGCACCACTTATACTGCCTATCTGGGCATAGTATTCTAAAAACTTAGACTGCCTCTTCATCACAGCATTTGGTGTGGTGTTCTTGTTCACCAGACTTCTATCCATCTTTTAATACTTCTTCTTTTTCATTTTTCTGCCAGTTTTTTTAGCATAGTTCTTGGCTTTTGCCATACCAGCTTTACTGTACGGAAATTTCTTCTTTCCTACTTTAGGCATAACTTACTCCTTCAAATAACTATTATCTTAACGAAGTTCTAAACCCGGGCATCTCCGGTAAAGGCTCTACAGGTGGTAATACCACAGGCCTTGATTGCAAAGATCTACCTCCAACACCAACTCCTCGTCCTCTTAACATCGGAAACATTCCATCCTGAATATATGGTGAAGTCATGCGATTGTACTCTTCTCTAGTTTCAGGATAAAATGGAACCTGTCTTTCATCCCACCCTGCCGCACCTCCAATCGGATCTATTGGACTAAGATGTCTAGTCATCCTAAAAGGATCACCACCTCGGTGTTGAAGCGAAACTTCACCACGCCAGCCTCCGGGAGGAACAAATCGTCTGGGATCTGGGTTAATTCTAGGCATACTAGCCCTGTCTGGCCCAACAAAAGCACTAAACGGAGTTGCCATTTCTCCACGCTCTGCTACCGCTCTGGGTGCATACTGAAGTGCTAATGCTTGAGCAGATGGCCCCATGAATCTTTCACCTCTGGTCTCATAGTAAGGCCCCATTTGCTGGGGTAACTCTCTGACCATAGGCCCTAAAACTTCACCCCTAAACGGAACTCTATCAGCTATTCTATCTGGATAACGTATACCCATTCCCGGCATTACCATAATAATATCCTCCTGATTCTAACTTCATCTCCACGCCACTGGCTCCCTGTCCTTTATCATAAAATACCACACATGTCGCTTTTCGCAAACACTTCTGTGTAAATTAAGCCTTCTGGTTTTCTTCGATTTGTAAGTTTTTCTACTCCTATCGCAGAA